TCAGCTTCCCGGAACGTTCATATGTAAGGTCTTGCAGATGTCACGGTCACTCAATTGGTATTTTTTCCTCATTTCCTTCAAGAAGCTTTCAAACTCTTTATCTAAATCAAACAAATTTTTAATTTCTTTTTCGCTTGGCATTTTACTCTACCTCGCCTAAAACTTAGGTTGATTTTCTAAAAATGGCTTAGAGTCGCTTCCAAGCTAAAATTAAAACTTAGAAAACGGCGGGTTTCACGTTTCCGTGCAGCAAAGCAGATTTTCAATGTGAACTTTTAGAACTTTCGAGTTTGCTTTTCACTTTCAGCCTGAATGAGGCATGAATGAGAACAGGTAAACTTCGTAATTAAAGATTGATGGAGCCATTATCTAAGGTTTAAGCTCTACATGGATTGTTTTCTTTTGTAAACTATGACTGCTAGGAGTGTTACTATTATGAATGGTAGGAATCTGCTACGTAATGACCTCAGGAATCATTTCCATCTGAAACTGTGAAATAGTCAAAACTAACAGTGAAAGCAGTGGATGTAAACTCAGGTGGCCCATATCTATTGATATTGAAGAGTCCTGCGCTCAGTGAGTAGTCAGTCTCCATTGTTATGTTTGCCACGAAATTCCAGTTTAAGCCGTCAACCGAGTAATATCCAGAGTAAGTCATGCCTATTCTCACTAAAAGAAGATATGTTGTGTTGATATTTGGAATGTGCAAAATTGCACCTGGATTTGAAACTTCTGCAGATATTACGCTAAAGGTTCCATTTATCATTCCAATGAAAAGTATTTCTTGATAGTCATATCTGTAAGCTCTTTCTAATCTGAGATAGTTGTTTTGGTCTTTCCAGATAACAATACCTGCAGTTTGAACACTTGCATTCATTATTGCCCAGAGCTTTGTTTCAACTGTGAAGTTTCCATTAATCGGTTGAATAATCCTTGGTGAGTAGAAGTTTACTCCTTGCCACAGGTCTCTACTAGGTGGAGAAGTTGTTGAAATTGTCAGGTATCCTGGCATTGATGTTAAGTTGAAGGTTGAACCTCCATAAGGGTCGATAATGCTCCATTTGCTATTCAATGTTGGAGAAATAAAGTCGTCAAAGAAAGACACTTGCCCAGTCCTTCTAAATCCAATAGTTAATGAAGCATTTATTGGTGGAGCATCTGATTTAACCTTTAACCAAGCTGTAAGGTTCTGTTGTCCTGGTGTGACAGTGTAGAACTCGTTGCTAAAAGTAATGTGGTTGGTTTGGTATGTAGTGTTATTCAGTTGGAAATCCAAGACCACAGAATAATTCACAGAAGCATGATTTTGCATTGTTATGTTGAATTCTAGAGTTTCACCTGGATAAAGGCTCAATTGAGAAGGATAATATAATATTTCGATGGGTTCTTTCACTTCTAATGGTATAGTCAATGTTCTCCAAACATAATATGCTAAAACTCCAGAGCCAATTCCAGAAACCAATATGACAGCCATAAGCCATAAGGGAATAACATACTTTCCAATCTTAACTATTTTCAATTAATTCCCTCTAAAAGATTAATGGTTTCAAATCAGTTTTATGATTTGTGGAAGACTCTTCTATTGAATTTTGATAGTAGTTTTGAGGGTTTCTTTTTAACCAGAAAAGATAAACTTTAGTCTGCAGAAGAAAGCCACACACTTTAATTAAACGTGCAAGCCTTTCAAGGCTGGCTTTCATTACTTCTTTGGCGTAAACTTCCTTCCTTCCGAAGGGAATGTGACAGAAAAAGTATTTCATAAAGCGTGCGTGACAATGTTTAATAAATGCTTCCCTCAACTTTTCCAGGCCTTCATCGCTTAGGGTTTGGAGCTTATTCAAAACGTATTTCTCGCTTCCCAAAAGTTGAATGTTAAAGCCAAGCTGCTGCAGGATCTCCGCGATCTTTAACGCTTCCTTGGGTGAAGGCTGTTCAATTATTTTCTGTAAACCTCCTCTCTCCGCAAACGGGTTATATTTCGCCATGACTGCTGGCATTTCCACGTAGGGCGTGCCAGCTTTGGCTAATGTTTCCTTTACAAGCTTGACGCCTAAGCCTATGGTGCGGTATTTTGGATGTACAACAACACGGCTGATAATGCTCAGCTTCTCATTCAGCTCTTTCATAGACATCTTTTTTGGCAAAACAAGCCTTCTTCCGAAACATGTTGGAGGCGGATAACAGTAAACAATTACCCCGCATAATTCGTCTTTGCGTTTAAGGCAGAAGATTCTGCGTGGACCAGCTATCTTGTGGCTTCGATAATGGAAGCCCGCAAGCTCTCGCCAATCTTCTGTTGTTCCTTCCTCTACTTGCATCTCCTTGGCAAGACTGCACTCTTTGGCTGACTTGTTCGGGTAATAGTTAACGGTTATTTCTTTTCCGAAGCGTTTGTGGATGTGGACGCTCGGGTTTAGATCCTCAAACAAGTCTGTGTGGGTTGTCGCTGCCAAAACCGCTTTGCCTTGTTGGCGTGCAAGCTTCTGAAGGTTGTAAGCTACTATTTTTGCTGTGTCCCTGTCAAGCGTAGCCATAGCTTCATCCATTATCCAAAATTGAGCTTTGCTTTCCATCATTTTTGCTATTTTATAACGGTATTTCTGTCCATCACTAAGCTGCTCATAACTGCGTAAGAAAAGGAAAGCATCGTTTAAGCCTACTTTGCTCAGAAGCTCCAAGCCTTCTTCGAGGGTTTTGCCGACTGTTTCGATCAGAGGCTTGCCAAGTTCAGGCTGGATGTCTGCGATGTTAATCGTGCTTAAACCCATGTCCCCTTTGATGTCCTTCTCCAAAGCCTTCAGCAGAACGCTTTTTCCGCTACCGCTATCACCAGTAATATAAACGATGTCCGTAGGATCTATGTTCAGCTCAACATTATCATAGATTATAAATTTCTCCCATTGGTCAAGCCCGAGACCAAAACCTTCAGCAACGGCCACAACACGTTCCGAAGGCTTGGGAGCAGCAGTCTCATAAGCAATGTTAAACGTGAATTTGCCAGAAAGCCTATCATATGTACGTCGCATCTTACGAATCATAAAAAACTCTTTACGCCTTCTCAAGACTGAATCCTACCTTGTGACACCCACAACCTTACGCTTCGCAAGATCCTTACGAACACGCTGCAACTTATTAGCCCTACGAGATATGATTGAGAGGAAGGGTTCAGGTTGCATTTCAACCGTTGCATACAAAGCTAAGGCTGTAGACCAGAAGACATCATCATGTGTTCCCTGTGGATGGTTGAAGGCTATGGTGCCGTCTTTTCGCAGCTCAAAACGTTCCACATTGAGCTCTGTCACAAACTCGCTTCTGTAAGGCTTTTCCCATGTGAAGTAAGGATAATAAAACCGCCCTTCAATCAACCTTTGCTTCATTAAGCTACACATTTCCTGTTTTCTGGGTAAGGAAAATAGGACGCCTTCACAATTTTCAATTTCAGCTTTCTGCATGTCCTCAACAATGTAATCGCCTACGCCAGTCATGTCCACACGCATTTTGCAGAAGCCTCCCCAACGGTCCTGCAAAGCCTTAACATAGCCTATCACGCTTGCATAGCTCGTTTCTAAAGGAAAAATTTTCAGATGACGCAGCAGAAACTTATTCTGAATCTTTTCAATTATTACGAGAACACTGTAATCCTGATGCTTTCCCAAGTCCAGGCCAGCGTAAAACTCGCCTTTCTGAACGCTATCCCAAGGATAAAGCTCAATTTCATAGCCTAATGTTTTCTCGCTTGCGATGCACTTTGTTATAAGTGACTGGTTTAGCCATGATTGCTCATCTTCAGCCCATTCCGCCTCCATCTCTCGCTTCCAACGCCAAGGGTCAAATTCAAACTGCTTGCGAATTTTCTCAAGTGTAACTTTATCTAAGGGTCCGTTAGGCTCCATTGATTCTCGCCATGTAACTTTGCTTTTAGCAAAGTCGCTGAACTCTTCGCTGTGGAAAATTTTGTAGAAAATGGAATCCGTGTTCCAAGGTGTGCTGCTGATTAACACTTTGCCTTTCGTGGTGCTGATAGTGAACAAGATGGCTGTGTACATGTCCCAGTCGTTAGGCGTGAAATTGGCTTCATCCCAATAGATGCAATGCAATGTCGGACCCCGTATCGTATCTGGGTTGTTTGGAAAAGCTTCGATTACGCTGCCATTATCAAAATATAAAACCGTACGTTGAGGTTTAGAGCAGAGCTCCTTTGGCAATTTATTCAAGAAAAACCGTATTCTACGAATGATAAGCTTAGACTGACGCCAACCCGGAGCCACAACTCCAATGTAACATCCTGGATTCCTCAAAGCGTAATTAAGCAAAAGAGAGGAAGCAATCCAGCTTTTACCCGACTGTCTGCTCCAGCACATAGCCACAAACTGATTGTTTTCAAACTTTTCTGCTAAGTCTTTCTGATAAGCCGTAGGCTTAAACCCGACAACCTGTTCGAAAAAGGTAATAGGGTCTTCACTGAGTTTTTCACGTTCCTTTTCAGCCTCTAGCCAAATCTCACTCAGCTTTTTCTCAGAAATGTCCAAGCGAGAGAACCGATTTTTAGGATTTATTGCCCTTGGCTTTTTTAAGCTCAGCAATTTTCTCATCCATTGCCAAAAGCCGTGATTCAATTTCAACCCACCTCTCAAACTTTTCTAAAACAGAATCATACGTTTGAACTGCATCAACCAAAATGCGAAGACGTTGCAGCTCCAACTTATCTTGACCTGGTTGCTGAAGAGACTCAATAGCACCGGCTAAAAGCTTTAAAGCCTCTTCATGTGTTAACAAGTCCTTGCTTTTTATCTCAGTTGTTGTTGTTTTTTGAAATTTTTGCTTACTAACAACAACCGCCATTCTCTGAAGCTTACGCTCGACAGCTAAAGGCTTTCGACCAAGCTCCTTTGCCAAAACGTTTAAGTCAGTTATACCTTTCTTCCACAACTCAAGAAGCTTAGCCTCTTCTTCTCGGGTCCAATAATATTTGTTAGGCATGTTGTCCAATCAGGACTCCTGAAACGGTTCCAATTAGGCCAGTGATAGCTGCGAAGACTTCACTATTCCAACTGCGCAGAAAAGCTATGTGAGCAATCTCGAGAGCTGACAAGCAAACAGTTATGCCAATAGCAAATTTCACGCCATAAACAAGCTTCTCGTTCGGCTGCACAACAATAACTTCCGTTTTCCCACGTGAACCCTTACGCTGAATAGTCTTTGTTAAAGCCCGCTTAATCCAGTCTTTCATGATGGTTCCTCAAACGTTCTTGACGCTTCGGACGTTTCGGAAGAGTCCGCCTACCGCCCAGCAAGAAACTGTTTAGAAGTTGCTGAGCCTCTTCTTTGCTTATGTATTCCGCTTGGATTACTTTGATGTTGATGCCCCAAACAAGCGGTATAGCAGTATAGTCAATGTCGAAAATGCCATCCGCATATCTGAAGTGGTTTTGACCCAAAATAATATGCTTATCATTTTCACCCAGCAACCCTATAAAAATGCCGATGCTAAACACGGGAACATCTATTCCACTACGCCCTCCACTCAAACTTTTGCCTATACTGGCATCGTGCCAATCCACACGGATAAGGCTGCCTGGCTTAAGGCTTTTAATCTGCTTCAAAACCTGCTTATTCATCATCACATCAACCTCGCAATTTTGTGTCTACTCAAATGATCAGTCTTGCTTTTGAGAGCATACACATAGTCAGCCAGAAGCGGAACCTCACGACCCAACTCAAGCGTAATCTCAAGCGTTTGAGTCCTGGCATTGACGTAATACTCGACGCTGAGAATCCGAAAATCAGCGTTCACGTTTTCATTGGGCAGAACCACAGTGATCTTATCTCCTGGAAATAGAGGTGTGGTTCCATAGTCGATAACCGTGCTGCGAACCGTAAGATACTCTGCAGGGTCCTTGAGCTGAGCAAGAATAGCATTAGCCCGCAACAAGCATTCGTTGTCACTTCCCAGTTCCTCATCTGTGTCCGTGAGTTCCCTCAGTCCATATGCTGATTGGCTTGCACTATTTTCTGCTACAGCGGAAAAAGCACAGTTTAGAAAACCGAAGTCACCATCCCACAAAAAGTATGAAGTAGCACCGACACAATTTGCGATAAGTTTCAACCCGCTAATTTGATTCCACTGCGGATTCCCCGCTCCTACTGTCCAAGCTCCACTAGGATTATTTTCAGCATCATACATATTGCCTGACCCTAAAGCCAGCGACAGCAGCGCCCAAGTGTTTATGCAGTTGTTTTCCAGAAACGATTTGATGTCCGCTTGAAAATAGTTGCTCCAATCAGGAGCAGCTAATCTAACGTACGCATAGCCACCGCCCAAATTGCCAGGCATCCGAGCCCACACAACAAAAGTTTGAGGCTTAACCAAAGTGTCAAATGTACGATACACACTGGCTACTCCGCCTCCGCTTGGAGTGTTCACTTGAAGACAGTAAGTTCCCTTTCTCTGCTGTGTAGAGTTTAAACTCATAGAACCTGAGTCACATGTCCAACCGTCCAGCGATTCACTCCAAGAATCCAAGTTTGACGGAAAATTTTTCCCTTGAGAACCATAGATTTTGATTTTGTTTCTTACGCAATGAATGTCCTTACGGTATTCGCTAGTCTCAATCTTCTCACTCAAACTCACGGAGCTACTTTTACTGTTTCTAGCAAAAAACTCGAATTTCCCATCCGGAGCCACGCGAAAATCAAAGCCTATGACGCCAGCCTTATCTGCTGATCCAGCAATGTACTTTAGAATGTCGAAGACAGGCGTGTTTTCATACTCCAATTTAGTGTAAGTGGTATCCGTGTCTTCCACCAGCTCTGTTGCATCACGAACATGACTCAAACCAGAATAGTAATCCAGCAAATCCTTAACGATGGCTTCGCCCTTCTGATTAGAATACATTTTCGTAACAACTCTGCGGAAAAGTTTTTCACCCCAACATCGACCAGACACGCGTAGATAATTCTCATTGGGACTTGACTCGCATTTGATGCTCTCGGTCCTCGTAGTAATGATCTGCGGAACATTTGAACCTCTGCCTATGCAGATGTAGCCATCACTGCCAACGTTAATCGGATAGGTCCCGCCTGGACTGTACTTTTTATCCCAATTCTGAAGCAAAAGCTCCCAACTGCTAACCTCTTTCGTAGCGCCTAAATGCACTCTGGCTTCGATGATGTCACCTTGAGGAGGCGCGACAGAACCCAAGGCTACGGTTAGCTTTGGAATGTCAACACTCAAGGCGAGCCCTCAACTCCCCGACGGTAAAGCTCAGATTCACCTGCACGCTGAATACTACGAGTACGCCCAGGCGTTTCCGCAGTAGCCTCGTTGAAACTTTGAACACTGGACGTCGCGGCATTCATGCTTGAAGCAAAGCTCCACATGGCAGCTGTCGCGCCGATAATCAAAGCTATGCCTACCCCAGTTAGGGCCAGCCAAGCGGCATAGGAAATGTTGAGCGAATTTTGTGCCGCCGTGGCAATCCAGCATGCAGCAGAGTACACTTTCTGAGCGATGGCTACGCCCATGCTGGTTCGCATGAACATGCCCATAACTGAAACAACCATCATGGCACTGTTGAAAACCCGAGCTTGCTGGTCATTAAGTATGCCGAACTGGTGGGCTATGTGTCCAATGGCTGCTCCAGTAGCGCCTAAACCAGCAATGGCTGAACCGAGGCTTTTAATGCGAGCACTCAAGGCTTCAGCATCGCTTTGTATTCTTGTAAATTCGTGACTTGCACGGTTAACAGCCCTTACGGTTATGGCTATTTCCCTAAAACTCATAAGCCAGCCTCCGCTTTGGCTGCATCTAAAGCCTCGCAAATAATCTGTTCAAGCCTTGAAAGGTGCTCCTGAATTGCCGGGTAAAGATACGGTTCCGCTCGCATTCGCCTAGTCCCCAATTCTACGAAAAGAGCGTAAGTAGCCTCAGCTCCTATCTCAGCAACCCAATCCTTAATCGTGGCATAGATTGAACTTCTAAGATAGCCTGTTCTCACTGGAGCGTTTCGCATGGCTGCAGCCTTAACATCACTAGCCCAACTATGTAAGTAGCGGTAAACCTGACGCTGCATGCTACTATCAAACCGTTCCATAGCAGCTTTGAACCCTTCAACGCCTTCGACATCACAGGTTATTTCAACGGCCACGTCTTTTCGCCTCTCTCTCCGCTTTTTCCTTCTCTTCCTCCACCATTTTGTCTAAGACGTTGAGGATGACGATGAATTGCTGGACCGTTTTTGCTGGCTGCCTTGCAAGCTGTGTTGGGGTCCACCCGAAGGCTTGACAAAGCCGAAACTCTGAAAGAGCCGGATGCGGCTTTCCTCGTCTAATTGCGAGAGTAAAAAACGGAGATCCTCGTGGCTCATGCCATTCAGTTTGTTTGCAACCTTTGAGAATAATTCACCAAGCTCTATAGGAACACCGACATCCTCACCCAGAAGCTTCTCAAGTGAAATAGGCTTGCTCTCTGGCTGCTCCTTGAGGCTAGCCCAGATGGTCTCTGCTTGGATTGCTATGAAGTCACTGCTTTCAACTTCGCCACTTATTTTGTTGTATTTAGTGTACTTCTGAATGATGCGATTCCGCTTAGCCCAAGTGATTTCTTGGAATACATAGCGTCCAGTGTACTCTTTGCCAAATCTTTCGTC